TGCTGAAGACGCGTTTGAGTGGGTAGGTGAGACGGTTGTTGATGCCGCTGAATGGACCTATGACACTATACTTGAGCCTGTAGTTGCGGTTGGCGAAGGTATTATTCAGGGGGCTATAGACGATCCACTAGGCACCGCAATCATGATTGCTGCTGCCTCTACAGGTAATCCATTTATTATTGCCGCTGCCGCTGCCGCACGAACCGCCATCAACGGCGGTAGTGTCGAAGATATGCTTATATCCGCTGGGACTTCATATCTAGGTGCCGAAGTCGGTTCGTATGTAGGGGATTATATAGGCAGTGCAGTTACTACCGAACTAGGGTCTAGTGCCGGGACTATAGCTACACAAGCTGCATCAGGTGCTACTAGAGGTGCTATAACTGCGGCAGCAACCGGAGAAAGTATAGAAGACGCGGCCTTACAAGGCGCTATCAATGGCGCAATCTCTGGAGGTACGCGCGTTGCTGGAAGTTATGTACGAGGGCAGATAAGTCCTATTGAAGCTACTAGTTCCGGCGCCACAAATATAGCAGCAGATCCCGACTCATTTAACAGTACTTTCCGTACTACCTATAGTAGCGTTTCATCAGAATTAGGATCTCTAGTAGATGGGTTTGATGATTTACCAGATGTTATCCAAGACACTATAACAAGTGGCGCTGCCGCAGCTATAACTTCTTATATCGAAACCGGAGAAGTTAATGAGGATCTTGTTGCTGCTCAGATGTTCAACGCGGCAGTTACTACCCAACTAGTGCAAAGCGCTACTGCTAATAGTGATCTTTTTGACCCTGAAACCATTGAAGGTCGTACCCGCGCCGCTTTCTTAGCTCGCGCTACTAACGGTGCCGTATCTGCTGCGTTTACTGGCGCAGATCCTTCTATGATTCTACCAAATGCGTTTACCGCTACAGCACTAGCTAGCCTAAATGAGCAAATTAATGAAACTACAGGCGGAGGTCTTCTCCGCGCAATTGACGAAATAACAGGATTACAAGAAGCTTTTGACTCCGCTTTTGGTAATGCTGAAGATATCGGTGATGATTTAGAGGCCGTAGGGGCTGATCTTGTAGCTTCTAGAGAACGTGGCGACCTCCTCACAGCAGAGGTTGAAGCAAATGCAAATGCGGTAGATGCTTACGTACAAAATGGTCAGACTTTAATTAACCGTGCAAATGATCTTCAGGGACAGCGTTCTCGCGCCGACGTTGAACTCGATGTTCTCTACGAGCGAAAAGATCAACTCGATAGTTTAGGTAGTTCTGGCACATGGAGTGCAGAATACCAAGCGGAATATGATACGTTAATTAACGATATAAATAGTCAGGTAGCTACGGTTAACAGTCTTAATACCCAATACAATGAGGCCATATCTGCAGCAAATGCGTGGACCGAAGCGAATGGTACAAGTCAAGCGCCAAAGGGTGAGTACGCACGGTTATCTGCAGCATTTAAAAGTAGTATGGATGCGCTAGAGGCAGAGATAGAGACTCAAAATTCTCTGGCCGAACTATGGACTGAGACCAATGCCGCGTACAATACTGCCGTTAATAGTGTTAGTGAAGCTGGAGACGCGCTTGTACGTAATGAAAGATATATAGATGACCTTATTACACCTGTTACAGATGCGGCCCAAAAAGCTGTAGTAGATACTATTACGGCCAATCGAGATACAGGCGAAGTACAGTTTAACGCTGATGAATACCGGGAAATGTATGGTCTATCCGCAGACGAAAACCCTTATACCCACTGGTTAAATAGCGGACGTACTAACTATATCAGTGAAGCTCAACGTGAAACGGCGCGTAATGGCGCGCTACAACAAGCTGCGTATGCTCAAGTTATAAGTAATCCTGATGCTTTGGGAAGTGAAGAACAACTTAATGAATTAGCTAATAATATCTTTGCCGGGATGTCTGACCAGCAAGTGGCAGCGTTAGGCGCAACTCCTGATAATGTTCGCGCCGCTATAGTGGGTATGGCCGAGGAACTCGGTATTACGGCAGATAATGTTCGTGCTGAGTATGATGTTACCCGTGACACAGGGGTGACTGATGCAGATATTGCCTCTGGTAGAGCCAGAATAGATTTTGTAGATACTGACTATATAGACCGAGTAAATGAGTTAACAGGCAAGGTAGGTATTAATTTTAGTTTAACTCCAAAGCTATCAAGCACACCAGTATTCAACCCTAGATTAAATATGTATGTGCTCCCTATATACGATGAATCTGGGCGTGTTGCTTACCTTGATCCTACTACAAAAGAGCCAATCCAAGGAGTTTTAGATGCTAGCCTTGATGAATCAGGAATAGCCACTTGGAATAGTACAACCATAGAGATAGGGGCATTAGCGGCACCGCCTACACTCCTAGAACTTAGTAAGATCAATCCGGTTGTAGCAATTGATGCTGCCGGTAACTTAAACCTAAACGAACAAGCTATGTCGGAGTTAGATTGGGCTAGTCGGCAGCTTGTCCGGTTTGCCGTAGGAGCAAACAAACTAGTTAAGTCTATGGACGCAGCATATGATGAAATGGACCTTACCGAAGAGCAAAAGGCTGACGCTAAATATAATAACCAGCTTTTGGTTGGCGCAGTCCTTGATGCAGGTGGAGGTCTCTTAAACGCATTTAACGGTGTATCTGCTTTTATGCGAGATAGCCGTTACAACCCAGTAGATCCAAGATCTACAAATTTAGGTCGCGCTTCTCAAGCGATTATGCAGATAGGTACTGCTACACAACCCGAAGAATACAATGCAGCAATTACAGAGTTACGTAAGAGTTTTGCCGACGCTAAAGGGTTTTGGGGTACTGTCGATGCTATTTATGAGGGAGCCACAACCCGACCATTTGAATTTGCAGTAGAGTTTATTGGTAAGGAAGTAATACAAGAACTTCCGATTCTACTCGCCAGTGGTGGTGTAGGTACAGGTGTGCGTCTAGGCGCACAAGGGGTTTCCCGAGTAAGCCAACAAATCGCGTCTAGAATGGGATCTGCGGCTGCATGGACTACTAATGCTGGGCTTCAGGTACTAGAAACAGCCGGAGGTACTGCCGCAGAAACTTATGCCGAGTTGTATGACGAAGCTATTAGAATGGGGGTATCCCCTGACCGGGCAGCAGAAATAGCTCAAGATGGGGCTATCGCTAACGGTGTAACCGCAGCCATTATTGAAGGTACGCTTGGTCGTATTCTTGATCCTGGCGATGTTCTCGCCTCCAGAATTGGAGGTGGTAAGGTAAACTTTGGTAAAGTACTCGATGGGATAGCTACCAAATCCGCCGCTGTCGGGGCCGAAGGACTTTCTGAAGGTATAGAAGAGACAGCTAGCACCTATCTAAAGATTGCTATGCTAGCGGAACTTAACCCCGCAATCGTCCAAGAGGGTGGTAGATATGCAGACATGGGTAATGCGTTAGCCCAGTCGAGCGTGCTTGGTGCATTAGCTGGCACCGGAACTGCTAGTACTATGGTTGTAGGGGATGCAATATACGAAGCTATAGATAGTGGAACGTACACAGGTGGGGACGCAGAGATTCCAGTTGATTATTGGGGTACTCGACCTGCAGCTCTACCAGTTACGGACGACGCTACCGCAAACGCCGTTATAACCTTTAATCCAACAGTTAATACAGCATTCAATAATACCCAATCGGAAGACCCAGCGGTACGAGCAGCGGCTGAAACTGAACTGCAAAACGCTCTTGGGTGGCAGCAGTATTTCGACGAGACAGGTGCAGTAGTAGATCTATCACAAGATGCTGATCGCGTTGGTGCCTATAACGTAGCAAGTAATATCCTTAATGCTGCTAATGATAACGCCTATACAACCCCCGGTGAGGTGCGAGATGCCTATGGTTCGATAGCAGATATCACCCCGATACAGCTATCTGATGCCGAATTGCTTGGATACACAGGCCAGCGTTCTGATGAGAATTTAGCTCAGGATCTTCGTAATACTGTAAACCGGGAGTACGTAAAAGATCTTCTAATTGCAGCAGAGCTTCCTAGCACTGACGCCGACGTTACCGCAGCAATTGATGCAGCGTTTGAACAGTATGGGCTTGCTCCCGACACAGTATTAGATACTGGAATAGGTGATAGGTTAGCGTTTGAGTACAACCCTGCTCAAGCAGTAACTAGTATTATACAAAGGCAGCTAGGGCGTCAGGGTAGGACTGTCACTGAAGCCGATATTGATGCTGTTACAGGGATTATAGCTGCACAGGACGCGGCTACAGAACCTCTAGTATATACCGCAGAACAACTAGGATATGATGTAAACCAAGACGGTGTGATTGATATTAAGGATCAAAATGCCCTGCAACAACTCCGAGGGCAGCAGACGACGGGGATCTACGCAGATATAGCCCCAGACATATCTCAGGAAAGTCAGTTTGCGCCAACAGGTGTATATGCGGCATTAGCGCAGCAGCAGGCTCAGAATGCTAGGCAGCGGCAACGATCTAACTTCCAACAGTTAATGGGAATGCTTCAGGTTGCAGAAGGTCCAAAACTTGCTGTGGAAGGTCCTGACATACCGGGTATAGAATACTATTATAATCCTTATGAAGCTGAGAGTATATTTGCAACACCGAAACAAGCTGGTATATTTGGCTCTGAGCTAGCTGGAGACAACCAAAATAGTGCAAATGACGACTTTCTAAGTCAGTTACGGCGCGCCACCGGAGGTATATGATGGGCTGGTTTGAAGATCTTTTAGGTGACATTGGTCTAGGCGACCTAGGTATAAATGTTGGTGGTCTTGCTGGTATTGCTGGCCCAGCGTTACTTTCTTATGGGATACAAGAATTGTTCCCCGGATTTATAGATCCACAACGCGAAATGGCGGGCTACCAAGGAGGTATACCTGAGTACGTGGTGCAACGAGAGCGTGTACCCGGAACATATGACCCTAATCGTCGCCCCGGTAGTGGAGGGCAGAGGTACTTTACTGATATACAGTATGTACCAGCCGAAGGTGCTGCAGCGCGCACTCCTCTCTCAGCAGAGCAACTAGCGGCACTTAATCTAGCTAACCCAGCACAGCAGCAGCGTATACCTATGGCCTCTCCAAACTATTATGCCGGAGGCATTGCCACCATGGCACAAGGGCGTTACTTAAATGGTGGTTCTGATGGTATGGCCGATAAGGTTCCGGCACGGATTGATGGGATGCAAGAAGCCCGACTAAGCGATGGTGAGTTTGTTATTCCCGCCGACGTTGTATCTCATCTTGGTAATGGAAACTCAAATGCCGGTGCCGAACAATTGTTTGCTATGATGGACCGCGCACGAAAAGCACGAACGGGTACTACTCAACAGGGTAAACAGATTAACCCTAACAAAATGCTCCCAGCGTAGGAGAGGTTTATGTCTACAACCAATACAACAACTACAAGTAGTACTACAGGTGTAGCTGCTCCGGGCACCGCTACAACTACCGATAATGTAGTTGGCACACAGACTGGTTTTGAGTCTTCGCTATCTAATTGGGTAGGTCCTTACGTTACGGATTTTCTTGGGCAAGCTCAGGCATTAGCCGGTACCCCCTATGAAGCATATATGGGACCACTCACTGCCGGTGCATCTAATCTACAGAGCCAAGCATTCCAAGGTATCGGTGGGTTGCAAGTTCCACAGACTCAGATGGGTGCATTTACTCCTCAATCATTTACCGATACGGGTATTGCTGATCGATATATGAACCCGTATCTACAGCAGGTACTAGACCCACAAATTGCAGAACTCCGTCGGCAATCAGATATTTCACGTATGGAGCAGGCTGGACGTTTAACCAAAGCCGGTGCTTACGGTGGCGGACGCCAAGCTGTTATGGAGTCAGAGCTAGAACGTAATCTTCTCGATAAAATATCCCAAGCTACCGGGACAGCATATCGTGATGCCTACGATAAGGCCGCGTCTCTTTTTGGTACAGAGCAAGATCGGGAACGTGTTGCTCAAGAAGCCGCTAACCGTTATGGGTTTGATGTCCTACAACGATTACAAGACTTAGGCGCAATACAACGTGACATTGAATCAGAAGGTATTAAGGCAGATATAGGACAGTTTGAAGAAGAACGTAAATTCCCATATCAACAGATAACCTTCTTACAGTCTCTTCTACAGAATTTACCAACACAAGCACGCGACTATACATATACTCAGCCTAGTCAGCTTACGCAGCTATTATCAGGCGCCGGAGGTATACAAGGGCTATATAATCAGCTCTTTGGTGGCGGTAGTAGCACTGATAATGATCTCATTAGCAATCTCGCGGGTAGGGTTATAGATCCTATTGCTGAGTTATTTACCTAATTAGAGGGACGTGGATATGGCGATTGGTGGTAGCGGGATAGAATCGGTACTTGGTGGTAGGGCAGATGCTCTCGCCATGAACCCACGCGCTCAACAAGAGGCCATGCAGAAGGGCCGTCAGGATGTACGAAGAGGAGAGGTTCCGGGCAATCTATTAGACCTCCTTGCCATGCAAAAGTTAGCTGACGATAAGCAACGTGCAAAGGCTGAAATGGACGCCTCCATACAAAGCAATCCAGCTACGATAAGAGATCAGTTAGAGCAAGAACTTGTACGGTCCACTAAAGAGGATGTAGCTAAACAAGTTGGTGGTGCTCTTAACCAACAAGCTGCCCAAGCTCAGAAACGTATGAGCCAAATTGCAAACCAACCCGCTCCCGCTCCTAACTTGTTAGCTGGTGTTGCAAGAGCCCCTGCACCGAATATGGCCCGTATGGCAGGTGGCGGCATCGTTGCATTTGCAAATGGCGGAGATATAACTTTAGACGCAGTACTGGAAAATATTGGTCTTACAAGAGAGCAGTACGAAGGTCTATCTGATAAAGCAAAGAGCGACATACAAGCGTTAGTTAGCTCCCTACCCGAACGCTCCGCAGCTTCTAGAGAGATGATAGCTCCCAGTAACTTAAAACGGATATTACGGGCAGAAGCAGATCGTAGTATTGCTGGTGCTCCAGGGCCTATCGGATTGGGTATGGAATACCTGTTCGGAGATCAAGGTAGTTATCAAGCTGCTAGGGGCGCTCGTGAAGCTGCTACTAAACAAGCGGAACTATTGCGTGGGGCAGCAGGTAGAAGTGGGTCAGCGTTTCCGGCTCTGGCTATTCAATCTCCTGATGCAGGTATAGCGGCTGCGCCTCGTGCCGCTCCGTATTCTGACCCGTTTGCAGGTGGATTTCCCGTAGAAGCACCACAAGCTGCTGCGGCTACCGCTACCGCTCCGAAACCGGAAGTTGGTATACCGAGTTACCTTAAAGAAGCATCTACTATGGCTCCGGGAACACTTGAAGGACTGCAAGCACAAGGTCAGCGTATAAGAGATATTTCAGAGCAACAGCTAGCACGCGATCCCTACGAAGAAGCGCGGAAGCGCGCTGCACTAACTGATAAAATTACTGGTAGACAAGGTATTATGGATCTTGCACGGGAAGGTAGGGAAGCTAGGGCTGCAGCAGTGGCGCGGCAGAAGGCAGGCACTCCTTCACTTGCATGGACATCCAGACTTGGTGGTATCGGCGGATTAGCTGATATAAATCGCGCTATGTCTGCAGAAAGAGCTGCTCAGAATGCAGCAGAACTTGCTAACCTCGATAAAGATCTTGCTGCACGTCAAACAGAAGCCTTACGTGCTACGGAACTAGGTAGTGAATCATCTCGTTCAGCGCGTGAAGGTATGCAAGCGGTAGAAAGTGCTAGAGCTCAAGCGTCGGCTAACTTGGCTAAACGCTATGAAGTTGACTCCACGGCTGCAAATAAAGAGCTTGAGCGTGCCACAACCATTGCAGTGGCTGTCTATGATAATGACGGTAAGAAGAAAGCTGCAGAGATAACCGCAGCAGCTACTAGGGCCGCTAAACAAATTCAAGCTATCACTGATGATAAAGATCGCCTATTGGAGGCAGAAAAAGCCATTCAGGAATCGATGACAAAGGCGCGAGAGAACGAAGCCGAACAGATAGCAAATGCTCGTAATATTGAAGGGCTTGAAGGAGAAGAGCTGGAACAACGTATCAAGGATATTCGCGCCGCAACAAAACAACATAGAGACAATGTAATAGCTAGACTTACAGCGGCGGCGGGAACTGTTAAACTTCCTATCGAACGTCCTTCTAAATAATCTAGGGGGCATATAACATGGCGGTATTTAAAGTAACTGCCCCCAACGGTAAGGTCTACGAAGTAGACGCGCCTCTCGATACTACAGACGAGGCGTTAAGCTCTTACGTTATGGGTAAATATTTAGAGGACTTAAATCGAGCGGAAGATGAGGCGCTTGACCGTCTTTATGCTGTACCTAAAAAGAAGGAATCAACTACTCTTCTTGGTAATATGTTACGAGGCACGGGTGCCGGTGCGATCAACATGCTGGAGTCTGCAGCGCTTGGTCTAGCTACACCTCTGGGCGAAGAATCTGAAACTGCGGCTCGTGACGTTATTAAAAGCGTTGCCGATTTCGTTAGGCCACGGTTAGCTAATCCCCAAGAGGTTTCGGCGAAGCTCTTTCAAGGTGTAGGCTCTATCCTTGGTTTGGCTCCGACTGTCCTGTTAGGCCCTGCTGCTTTGCCTGCCGCCGCTGCTATTTCTGCCGCTGCTGGTGCCGGTGAGGCTAGTGAACGTGCTCGTGAGAAAGGCGCATCCGAAGAAGATCGGGCTCTTGCATCCCGATTTGGTGTTATACCCGGTGCGTTAGACGTAATACCATTTGGTAGGTTTGCTCGCGCCGCAGGCGTCAATATCGGAGATATCCCTGTCATAGGGGATATGATTAACAAGTTAGGACCAGATGCCGTCGAAGGTTTGGTCTCGCGCGTACAGCGGGCATCAATTAGTGGTGGTATCGAAGGCGCACAAGAAGTCGCGCAAGAGATCGGCCAAAACCTTATTGAACGTAATATCTACAACCCAGATGCTTCTGTTCTTGGTGGCACTCTAGAGTCTGGTCTCGTTGGTGGCGGTTCTGGTGCTATCGTTCAAGGTTTATTAGACCTAGCAGTCGGTCGCCGTGCCCGTGGCCCTTCTGCACCAGAAACTCCACAACTTCCTGCGTCAGAAGAACGGTTAGCGTTACCTGCACCAGATAGAGCCGCTCTACCTGCACCAGACCGTGCTGCTTTACCTGCTCCCGGCATTGCCGGACTGCTTGAGGCCCCTTCCTCTCCTGTTGCTAGGTTAGAGGCAGATATTAGAGAAGCAGAACGTGATGCCACTGCCGCTGCATCGCGTATTGAAGCGTTAAGGCAAAAAGAAATTGCGCCTACTGAGCAGGCTGCTATCGAAGTTGAGGGCCGTGAACAAGACCCATACTTCCGTCCAATGGAGGAAGAACTAGATACTATACGCCGTGCAGGCGAACGGATTAGCCGTGCCAAAGAAGACATAGCCACTATAGAGGGACGCCCGGAAGAATTTGAAACTGCGAGATCGCAACAGGCACTACAACGAGAAGAAGAGTTATTAGGGTCCGTACCTACTAAAGATACCGCCGCCGAAATTGAACGTGCAGTAGAAAGACAAGGTGCGCCCGAAACAGCATTGGGTATGGCAGCGCAACAAGCCGCAGCGCGTAGAATAGAAGAACGGGCGCCCGAACAAGCTCGTATAGCAGAAGCTGCGGCGCGAGAAGCAGAAGCCCGCGCGGCTGAAACAGCCCGTGTAGAGCAAGCCACAGCACAAGAAGAAGCTGCTTACCTTAGATCGCAGCGCCAACCCTCTATGCCCGAACCTAGAGATATTACTCCTACCGAGCGCCCTCCGGCGGCACCAATGCAGCCGTCATTACCCGGAGTAGGTAGACGATATGGAGCAAAGACTCAGCAAGCTAGGATGGATGCCGCTAGGGAGCGCGCCGCTGCGCCCGCACCACGTATTCTGGATGAGGCTACCCTCGATAAACTACGCATACCCAAAACTGCGCCCGTGCGTAAACGGGTTATGGATAAAGATTTCAATACTCCCGAAGTACGCCAAGAACTTATCGATTATGGCAACAACCCCCGCACCCCCAAAGTGCCCCAGCTTCTCATAGATCGTTTTGTAAAGGATGTTCCACCGGAACAGTTAGAGGCATTTATGCCACGGGGGATGAAAGATGAAGCCCTATCCGTTTTTGGAGACGAAGTCTCACCTAGCACAGTTAAGCCAAGCCGAGGTAGAGCTGGCCCTGCAGGTGGTGTACGACGAGATCGACCCGCCAGAGGCGCTCCTGCCCCCCAAACTGAGGGCGCTGCCGGAAGAAGCGTGGTTAATGCTGCAAATAATGTTATCAACGCTGTTGCAAGAGCGGGAGGACAACCCGCTCCATTAGATCAAAAAGTAGAAGCAGTTGCTGTCGCTCCTACACCAGCGCCAGTCGCAAAACCAAAAGCTGCGCCGAAACCAGCAGCGGGGCGCACTGCTGTCCGTCCGACACGCGAAGAAAAGAAGCCAGTTACCGAGGCAAAAAAACCTCCCGTAGATCTTACCCCCAAACTTAGCGCCGATGGTAGATATCGTTTACCGTTCTCAGAAGAGCAGATAGCTGAGTTTAAGCGTCGTGGCCCTGTTCTCCCTCGCGTCGAAGCTATGATGCGCCGCATCATCCCGGTCTTCCAAGATACTGGTGGGCGTACAGGGGGCACTAAAGCTATCCTTGCTAAAGACCCTCTTACCAAAACAGATAGAGACGCAGTTAAAACCCTTCTAGAGAAGTCACATCCCAAGGGTTCCGATGCAGATGCAGCGGCCCGATTCTTTAGGGTACATGAGAGCCCCGTAATGGGGCTAGAAGATATGGCCTGGGCGGAAATTCTTGGGAAGAAGCGTTATGCGCGAAGTATAGGTGAGACTGATATAGAAGCTGCATATATGCAGCATCAAGGTAAAGAGTATGCAGTAAAAGCCAGAAAATGGGTGGAGGCTAATCTCTCTCCAGATGCTCTAAGTTGGTATAAAGTTAACACCAATGACCACATACTCACCCTAGAACAAGAGATCGCTCGTAACTTAGAAGATAAAGCTAGGCACGACGCTATAACAAGGGGTGAAGACCGAGTCGTCTATATGGGAAGCCATGTAAGATTTAGGGCTCTTCCTTCTGACTCCGTTGTGCATCTTGGCTTACCTCTGCATCCAGAAGCTATACGTGGACTGGGTGCAGGTAATTTACGTGGCGCTCTTCGCATATTGTTTAGTACAGCTAATAGTGATCGCGTCTCTGACATAGCCAAGAAGCTGCTCGATGTTGTGGGTGACACCAAAGTAGAGGTGGTAGAGAACCTAAAAAGCCCAGATGGTACACCGCTGGCAGGTTTATTCGATCCTAAAACTAATACAATAAAATTAGACTCCGTTATGGGTATGAACACCCATACGCTACTGCATGAAGCTACCCACATGGCGGTTTCGGCGACGTTAGCTAAACCGGGACACCCCTTAACAAAACAACTTACAAAGCTCTTTGAGAATGCTAAAGGTTCTCTGGAGAACTTCTACGGCGCCCAGTCTGTAGATGAGTTCGTATCTGAAGTGTTTTCAAACCCAGAGTTCCAAGCGGAACTAGCGCAGCTTAATGAATCCGGCAAACCCGTATCGATGCTGCAACAGTTCATGAATATTGTTGGTAACTTCTTACGGCGTATGGTTGGACTACAGCCCAAGGGTATTACCTCTGCGCTCAACGCTGCTGATCGTATGATCGAAAGCATTATTGCTCCGGCCCCTGATACTCGCGCTGCTAATGAACTGTTTATGCTGTCTCGTTTCGGCGGTGCAGCTAGAGTTCTAAATGGTGCGCTTAACAATATGCCACCGATAACAAAGGATAGCGCAGAGCGGTTTGTTAACTTCATAAAAGATAGAAACATACCTCTACGTGCTAGGCAGGCGCTCCAGTACGTCACTCCTTTGCACGGTGCTACTGAGATTGCTGAGAAGTATATCCCCGGTGCAAGTAAGCTGAACGATATCGTGCGTAGGCAGAGCGGTGTAATAAACAAGGGCCAAGAGGCCATCGACGCTGTTATTAAAGGCATATCTTCTTGGGGTCGTAGCAACCCAGAGAAGCTCGCTATCTTCGACGAACTCGTAGTGTTATCCACTAGTGGGGAAGTAGACCCAGAACTCTCTCAAACGGATGCCCAGAAGAAATACGGTAGTGATCCAGAGCGTATGAAGGATTGGCGCGATGCCAAGCGTATGTTCAACGAGATCGGGGATGGTGGACGTACACAATACCGTACACTTCGTAATACCTATAAAGCCCTTCTCGGTGATATTCAGTCTACATTACGCAAACGCTTGCGTGACGAGGTTGGTGATGCCGAAGGGCAAGCCATATACAATGAAATAAATAAAGCGTTAGTAGCTAACGGTGCTATCGACCCATACTTCCCATTGTTCCGCCGTGGTGATTACTGGGTAACATATACAGCTACAAACCCCCGCACTGGTAAGCCAGATTTCTTCGCCGAAGCCTTTGAATCTAAGACGGCAGCACAGACTGCCATAAAGCAACTCAAGGCTACTGGGGGCGCTACAGATATCAACGAATACACCAGCCGAGGCCAGATAGACTATAGCAAAGCTCCATCGACTGCCTTTGTTAACGATATCTTGAAGACAATGAAGGTCAATGGCATCGAGCCGAAGAAAAAAGCTAGCGATCCAGATACACTAGCGGATCAAGTGGTGCGTTTATATTTGGACTCCATACCAGAACGGTCCATGCTGCAAGGGTTCCGGCAACGTAAAGGCACACCCGGCGCTAAGAAGGATGCGGTGCTTGCGCTAAGAAATAAGGGTATGGGTATCGTAAGGCAGCTCGCTCAGATCGAGCATGGCCGAGAGATCCAGCAATACAGAAACGAAATCGACGAGTATGTTAAGACACAGAAGCAAAAGCCAGAGGTCGATATAGAGCAGAGCGCACTGCTAGATAATATAAAAGAAGACCTAGACCGCAGGGCACGCTTCGCTGCCAGCCCAAATATATCCAACTGGTCTAAATTCGGTAGCTCCCTTGGGTTTAACTTTACTCTCGGGTTCAACGTGTCTTCTGCGTTGGTCAACCTGACTGCATTACCTATGATCGTATATCCGTACCTAGCTGGTAAATACGGAGGTCCGGGTGTTGCGGGTACTGCTCGTGGTTATGCTGAAGCCTCTAGGGCTATGGGCAATGCAGTAAAATTATTTATGTCGAGTGGTAGAGAGCGTCAGATTGAGACGTATGGGCCTGACGGAACCAGTAAGGTAAAGCGTACCGTCAGTGCTGCCCCATCCCTCGACAACTACAACTTCGATGCTGCCAATACACCACCGGAAATAAAGATGCGTCGCGCATTAGCCGAGGTGGCAGCAGAACAGGGTATGCTCAACCGATCCATTACACAGGACGTATTGGATATGGAGGGTATGGATACGTCTGCGGCAAGTGCCTTACAGAAAATTAATATGGCGTCTGGGTTTATGTTCCACCACTTGGAACGCGCTCAACGCCAGATAACCCTCGATACTGCATACCAGATGGAGCTATCCAAACGAGTAGGTGTGCCTGTTAACGAGTTAGGCGCAGCCTATGCAAGTGGTAGAATATCAGACGCCGATATGCAGGCTGCCGCCCGTGAAGCTGTATATGTAACCGAGATGACTAACGGCGGCGTACAGGCTGCAGGTGCTCCACCTATCTCTCAGAGCAACATAGGCCGCATAGCTTTTATGTTTAAGCGTTACGGTGTGTCTATGTACTACATGCTGTGGAAGCTCAGTGAGAACTCGATCAAAGGATCTCCCGCTGATAAGGCCATGGCACGTAGGCAGCTTGCCGGAGTATTCGGTGCAACAGGTCTACTAGCTGGCGTCGGTGGTATGCCAATATTTGGCACCCTGGCTATGATCGCTAATATGTTCCTCGAAGATGATGAGGAAGACTTCCAGACCATGACACGTCAATATTTGGGTGAGGGTGTCTACGGGGGTCTTGGTAATTACCTATTTGGTGTAGATATCTCAGCACGTATTGGTCTGTCTGAACTTATCTTCCGTGAGAACCGCATTGCCAAGGATCAAAGCGTATTCTTCACCGCCCTTGAAGAGCTAGGTGGTCCTGTTGTTGGTCTCGGTATGGGTATCGAACGTGGTCTTGATATGATTTCTCAGGGCGATACCACACGGGGTCTTGAAGCTATGTCTCCCGCAGCTATCCGTAATGTTATGAAGGGTATTAGGTTTGCCACCGAAGGCGCCAATACAATGCGCGGTGACTCCATCGTGGATGATATCGGTATTGGTCACTCACTAGCTCAGATGCTCGGGTTTGCGCCAGCGGATTACTCCAGACAACTTATGGAGAACGCTGCGCTTAAGAAGATTGACCGAGCTGTAGCAAAAGAACGTACCAACATACTACGTAGGCTCTACATATCTGCACGCTCTGGTGATAGTGAAGGCGTCAGGGATGCCGTAGAACGCCTGAGAAGATTTAATAGTAGACATGCCAACGCCGCCATAACAGCGGATTCGGTGAAGCGTTCTATGAAGAGCCACCAGAAGACCAGTGCAGAGATGCACCACGGCATTACGCTCAACAAGAACATGCGCGCCACGCTACAAGCAGAGGCTCGTGACTTCGACAAGAACGTATCTATCTGGGATTAAAAAAGCCCCCCTGCCGAAGCAGAGGGGCAATCAACCAAGGAGAACAGACAGCGGGGAGGAAAAGCTGTCTAACCCCTATATATCACGCTATTCGCCAAATGCGAATACCTAATTTTTTACTTTCTATAACTACCTTTAATATAACGTCGTAATCTAACTTTTTAGTTATCCGTTTTGCCTGTTCCAACGCTACCGTAGTGTTAATGCACGGCACAAACATGGATGTCCCTGGGCTCAATGCTTCCCAATCTAATACGACACGTAACCCGTCAGGGTTTAAGTCATTCGTCCGTATTACCCGCTGCACCATTGAGAGCCTCTATAGAGCAATCGACCACTAATACTTGGGCCGGAGGTAGCTGCATGTGCGTACCCTTACTAAGCCGCATCTTTATCTTCTTAGCGTTCATCTGGTTGGTTAGATCTTGTAGAAACGAACCATAGTTTATCTGTTGATCCACACACCAATCCCGAAGCGGTTTAGGTAGTAGGTATGCGCGCTTTAGGTCTGTTTCATATCGTGCGACTAGCTTACCCCGTGGCAGCGCTTCCGGTACAATCAATGAATCCAACGCGCCACCCTGCCCTTTACGTAGATCGTCCGTGCTTTTAATCCATAATACGTTATTCCAATGTTCGTTTATGTAATCATTGAGAATATCCTGCACGCTCAATGACATATCAGACACAGTGTTTTGGTTTAGCTTAATCATCCAGATAGCGAAATTAAATATCTTCTGGATATCATAGTCATGGAACCCGAGTTTCTTTGCCAATATAAGTCCGGCCAAGGTGTAGGATACATGAGCGGTCCAGAACCTATTTTGACTGGTTAGTCCCGCCTTCGCTATGACTTTCTCTTTTATACTATCGGCAAGGGCTCGGATGGTTTCCCTATTTTTGATTACATACTGCACATATAGAGGACCAGCATGTCCGTAGTTCTCCATCACAGAAGCTAGAAACGCTTCCTGTGCCATAGTATCAGCGGATTTATGGAATAATGTGTCTACCTTTACCTCCATTATTCGCTGCGCCTCTGCTTTCGGCATGGCTTTATATGCGGATACTTTTTCTATAACGCTCATGTTACCCGTTGTTACAGAGAGAAACTTCCACGGATCACCCCTGTACCGTTCGGTATTAGAACTACCAGCCAGACGCCCTTTCTGCTTACCACTGCTCATCGAGTAAGCTAATTGACTAACCTCGTAGGGCTTCATCTCCGTTATCTCGTCAACGTAGAATGGTAAGTTATGGTATACTTCGGCACGGTGCAGTCTGAAGTTAAGTGTAGTATTTTGATCCATAACTATTGCGTCAGGGTCTCCCCACAATGACGCTCCTACATACATAGCCGTGGTCTTACCAATACCTGACTCCTTACTGTGTAGGTTGAGAGTGGCACAGTGGAAGGAAGAGTCTTGCATGAGGATAGCACCAAATGCGGTGCCGACTACGTATTGGTGTAGTTCAAACCCATCCCGATTGTAGAAATCCATATTCTTACGCCACTGCTCCATAGTCCCCTTGGGTTCAAAAATAGGGAACATCGATAGCGTCTGGGAGGACGGCGGGTTGAAATTTATATCGTTCTCTAAGATATGTTGGTTGCCTAACACAAAGGAATTGAAACCATCACCAACCCAACCAAACTGTTTGTGTGCGTCGTCTGCTTTATCGTTAGCCTGCAATTCATTCACCCAATCTAATGTGTATTTCATAAGTTCATCCACTCTAAGTAGAGCAACACCGTGCATGGACATCTGTTTACGGAACTCCTCTTTAGAAGTTACCGCTGTAAGAGGGATAGTGAACTCTCGAACACCATCCTTTGGTAGATGCAGCCTCATAAGTATAGATTCACCGATCTCAGGATCTCGGATACGCTGCACCACATATAAGTCGTTATGGTATACAGGCACTTCATCTACCGTGCCATCTGGTTGCGTGCGGCGTACATAAACCCCACCGTTAGCGCCTCGGAAGTAAGGCGTCGGATACTTCGGTATAGTGTAAGTTTTTATGGGGTTGTTAGGGAGCGTGGCCGAGGGTGCTTCTACTACAACGTCCTCATCGGATTCACGGATGCTCTGCCCTAACGATATCGGTGATTTAATCTTACCCCAGTGTGGGCACCCCGTGCAGATACCAGGCGAATACTCATCAAATGTAGCGCAACGATATGGACCCTTAATGAGATCCATCTTCTTAATTGTTTCGATTGGCGTGTATTCTGGATGCTTACTGGATATCATCTCCGCAGCTTTGGACCCATCTTCACAGAACTTCGCAATAGATAGCCCCGCACGCCACATCGGCTCGGATACTTCGGCCTGATTTTTGATAATGTTACTAAGCTGCGCGCACCCAACGTGCCGTCTGGTCTTATCTAGTATAGCCTTGAACGAACTCATCTTGTTACCAAGGAGCGTGTTCATTACAGCGTTGGCTTCCGCAGGTATAAACTTCTTAGGGGGCGCCATAAAGTCTGCGCCGAGAGCGTTGGAGAACTCTTCCAAACTAACAGGGTCCGGCAGATCCATACCGAAACCATAGACCCGTAGGGGCGGATCCTCTTTATGGTTATGAGTGTTAGGTACGCGAAGCACCCGAGCAGCGTCAGCGGTTACGGCAGGGTCTGCTAACAACTTATGGGTAACGCAACAAGCCTTGAGCTTCTCAGCGACCTGTATCCAATCATCGTACACAATGGCCTCATCCAGAAACCAATAGGCGTGTACGCCACGACCCGAGTTAATTAACTGTGGGCGAGGTAAATTTGTAGTTACACAGAAACTTTTTAGGGCATCAATAGCTTCGGATTGGTTAGGGTAATCTTTGCTAGGACCACAATCTAAGTCCAAGAAGAACGATTGTAACTTCTTTACGTTATCAACTTTACGTGAGCCTTCTTCCTCAAATGTAGCAAGGGCAAAGTAAACATCATAACCATCAGAATTTAAGAATTGTGCTGCATCTAACAGAGACCCTACTGAATCAAAGAAACGCTGTACGCGCTTATTCTCTGCGCCCTTTGCAGCAAACAGACAGTAGTAACCGTCTGGGGCCAGTGCTCTATCCAAGAATGTCCTTGGTTCCATACGATCCTCCCGAGGACCCGTAGCTGCCCTCTCCCAAAGACAGCCACGGGGAGTAATGGGCTTAGGTTAGTCGTCCCAAGCGTTCACTATAGCATCTAACTCGGGGTCCGTATCCTCTACTGGAGCGGCTTTTTTTGCAACCCGTTTTGGTTCAGCGGGTGGTTCATCTTCCACCTCATCTTCATCCTCAAAGACTGATGCTGCTTTCTTAGGCGCAGCTTTCTTAGGCGCTGGCTCTGGGGCTGAGTTAGGGAGCTCCCTAACATCTTTTGGTGTACCCACACTCATCTTCGTAGCCCGCTCGGTGTCTGGATGCTCTAGCATCTTAGCCACTTGGTGCAATTCGCTCTCTTCCAACGGACGCACAGGCTTAAAGAAAAGTTTTGGACCCGCGCTATCGTCGTCGAAATACATCTCAGTAACGACAGCAATAGGTGGTGTATCATGGGCATTTAAGAACCGTGCGTATGCCTGCATTGGCATCTTACCGTCCTTACCTTCACCGAACACGCTCGTTGCGGGGAGTTGTAACTGGTATATTTTATCTAGTTGGCCTTCCAGAACTACGGCTACACGTTGTTGGAACCGGCACGCGCGGCTATCACCCTGTCCTGACCCCTTAATATTCATGGTACAATCCATGCACCGTGGGGCCATACGTTGCTCTTCCGGCACGTCTGGTGAGGGAGAAGTAGTATCTGCCGACCAACAATGAGGTGCGGCTGGCTTATCGGGAGAGTATGACCCTTCGTAATACATACGGGATAGTGGAGCAGCCTGTATGATAACAATATTCATGCTGTTAGACTTACTAACACGCATCTCCTCGCTACCAACTACCTCACGGAACCGTTTACCGCGAATACTGATGCGGCGCATACCACCACCGTTAGTCGTACCTAACAGGTTATTAGTTACACCCTGTAGTTTCTTGAACAGGTCAGTGGATACGAGGGAGTTACCCTCAAAGATAGACAATTCAGACATTTGTAGTTCTCCTAGAAGTCTTCGTCTAAGTTGTTTTTAGGTGTGTTATCTACGAGTTCCTCTGCTGGAACATCGTTATTCGGCTCGTCCTCCTCGGGTTTGGCTCCGTGCAGAGACTGCAGGACCGCGCCCATATTGAACCGATATGTAGTACCTACGCGAATGTAAGCCTGCGTGCCAATGTGGCCTGCTTTAACCCAACTACGCACTGTAGGTAGCGAGATATGCAGCTTACGTGCAACCTCGTCTATGGTTACGTACTCATCACTCATCACTTTCTCCTAACTGATATGATGTATTCGGACTCGACGTTGAGCCCTGGTGGTAACAGATCAGGGTTTTCCTCAAGGAACCCACGGACTACGCCTTGATTAAGGCGCTTCTCATAAAACTCTGGAACTCCATGCTCCATAATGAATTTGTTCATGGACTCCCAATCGCTCGTCCAGTACCGTTTCTTCTGTGTGCGGTAGAATAGACCAGCCTCTGTACGAACACTGTCGATGTCGTTTTCCTTACAGAAACCCAACAGGTGCAGTTTGATTTTGTCCTGTTGCGCCTTCAGTGCATCGTCCTCTTTAGTGAACTCAGCCATAAGTTCGCGGCGTTTGTCCCGTATCTTGATATAAGCACTCGTCAGCTTACCAAGACGTGACTCATCCTCCATATCACGTTCTCCTATTTTATTTTAGTTTGCTAAATTTAGTTGTATATTACGCCTTAGTCAAGCAATTCGTTATATAAGTCTATTATTTTTGTGTGTACGTCTATTCTGTCGTCAAGCAGTCTATAAACGTGATGCTCGACGGGGGATCCATGTAGCTGCACAACGGTGCATTTGTTCTTCTGTCCCGACCTATGAACACGAGCGTTAGCTTGCGCGTAGGTTTCTAATGAGCTTGTAGGCGCCCACCATACAACTGTGTCAGCAGCCGTTAACGTAACACCGTGTGATGCAGCGGCGGGCTGTATGACAAGGACTCGTGGGTTATCCTGTTCTTGAAAGCGCTTAAAGATGTCAGTACGCTTTGATGCAGGCACGTCACCCTGAATGATCTCGTTAGTTACACCATCAGCCGCTAACTTCTCAGACAGTATTTTGATGGTATGTTTGAAGGGTACGAACACTAGGGCTTTACCGCTTGTCTCCTGTATGGCTTCCATCAGGACGCGGTATCTGTTCTTAATATCAAACGCTAGTGCGTCACCAGTATCGGTGTAGACTGCCCCTGCGGATATTTGCAGTAACTTGTTCATGTTAACCGCAGCGTTAACGGCGGTAACTTCTTCACCCGCAGCCTGCATGACCATACGGTCTCTAAGTTCTTTGTAGTACTTCTTTTGCTGTAAGGTCAGCTCAACCTTACGTTTGGTATAGACCATCTCCGGTAGATCGAGACACTCTTCTTTAGTAAAGCGAATAGCTGGCCGCAACGCATTGAATACCGTCTCGGTGGCGGAGTCCTTCACGCCCCATTTGAACCGTGTAATCTTATACATAACTTGATCGCGGAACGACCCAAAGAACCTCGGCACCCCCATGGGGTTAACCAATTTGGCAATGCCGTAGGCATCCAGAGGGCTCTGTGCGGCAGGCGTACCCGTCATCATCCAGAGCCATGTGTTTTCACCCACTAATTTATTTAGGGCCTTCCACCGTTTGGTCTGTGCGTTCTTATAGTGTGTGGCCTCATCGACAATGATTAGATCAAAACCCCCTGCCGCAATGTCATCTGCTACGATCTCTACTCCGTCGTAATTTATTATGACGTAATCAGCGCCACCGTTAATTATCTTACGTCGTTTATCTGGAGACCCATACGCCACGTCCACAGATCGGTGCATGGCAAATGTAAACAAGTCTGCACGCCACGCGGAATCCATAATAGATAACGGACATATAACTAGGACACGTTTGACTGCGCCCTTTTTCATAAGAAAATCCGACGCCCAGATAGCACTGGCTGTCTTACCCGTACCCTGCTCATTAAAGCAGAATGCCTTACGGTGCTTTGTTAGGAACGCAGCCGTGGTCTTTTGATGTGCGAAAGGCTTATGTGATCCAGGCCAATCATACTGCCCCGATATAGGTGATGGCACGTCAATGTTTAGGCTCTTCAGTGTGAGAGCTTCTTCAACTCCCCACTTCACCACTACCTGATTTTCGCCCACAACCTTACTATTCGATAGAATATTTGTAACCCTGTTCGGGTTTTTAAGGTTCAGTAGCAGCGCCTTATTATTGACGACCTGCATGATGTTCTCCTTTGGTATATCATTTCTTCCCACGTATATGCTTTGCAATCAAAGTCCGAACTATACCCGCAACCTCCAAACCACGGGCATCGGCTTCCGCTTTCAGAATGTCATAAGTTTTATCTGTAAGAAAAAGACGTACTTGCGTGCGTTTACTCCGTTTAAGTTCTCGCCATATAGTTGTGCTAACCACTCTTTTCGTTGTGTCTAAAGTCTTAGCAATCTCTTCTAAGGAGTGCCCAGCTTCGGCCATTTCTACGGCCTGCTCTGTTCGCTCTGACATATTATTTCTTTTTCCCCTTGCTTAATGCTCCACCAGCGGCGCGGTTTCGGCTACGGCTCTGTACGCCATAACCATCTTTATTAGTCCCCCCACGAGACAATGGCTTCTTGTGCGCGATATCTTTACCTTCACGCCTATCAGCTACACCATTATGGTTAACATCTTTACCTGTCTTATCCATCGCACGTCGTGCGCGTTGCCGCTCCATGCGATCTGCATGTTCACCACGGGCCTTCTGTTGCGCGTATTCTTTCTTGTAGGGTCTAGGTTTATTTGTGTAAGGCATCAATTTCTCCCATTGTGAGGACATTCCAAAACTGCACAGTGCTGTCGGCACAGGCCACTAGGCCGTGGGTTCCATGTGTTGGTCTCCAAAGCCTTCTCCATTTTAGCGTAATCCGCTAACCATTTCTTCC